GCAATAAGTACTGGGATGGGAAAATTCGTCTTTTCTCTACAGCAACCGGCGAAATATACGTTGGTTTATTAGATAAGATACTTTCTTTTTGTAAGAATTACAATTACGAATATAAGTTTCTAGATAACAAATATTTTGGTACTCCATTCGAAGTCGATGAGATGATATCGATGGAGGGTGTTAAAGATTATATGACTGCTATTTCACGTCATTCTCCACGTGGATACCAGATAGAGGGAGTGTACGATGCTTTAAGACATCAAAGAAGATTATTAGTATCACCAACTGCTTCTGGAAAATCGTTGATGATTTACGCTCTAGTGAGGTACTACACAGATAGAGGGCAAAAAAGTCTTGTAGTTGTCCCAACGACAAGTCTTGTAGAGCAGATGTATAAAGACTTCGAAGACTACGGGTGGGATGCAGAGATAAACTGTCACAAAATATACGCAGGCCGAGAGAAGGAGACATCATGTTCAGTCACCATTACAACGTGGCAATCTATCTATAAGTTACCTAGAAGTTATTTTGAAAACTTTAATGTAGTAATAGGAGATGAAGCACATCAGTTTAAATCTAAATCATTAGTGCAGATTATGACTAAGTTGCATACTGCTAAGTATCGCTTTGGTTTTACTGGTACATTAGATGGTTCCCAAACACATAAGTGGGTATTAGAAGGATTGTTTGGTCCAGCATATAAAGTGACTAGGACTAAAGAGTTAATGGATAAGGGCCAATTAGCAAAACTCGACATTACATGTCTCGTTTTAAGGCATCCGCCTATTAAGTTTGAAACATATGAAGATGAAATACAATACCTTATTACACATGAACAAAGGAATAAGTTCTTAAAAAATCTAGCACTAGATCAAAAGGGAAATACATTATTACTTTACAGTAGAGTTGAATCTCATGGTGAAGTGTTGTATAATTTAATAAATAATAGTAAGTCAGCAAATCGTAAAGTTTTCTTTATACATGGTGGTGTATCTGCTGATGAAAGAGAAGAAGTTAGATCTATTACTGAAACTGAAACAAATGCAATTATAGTGGCATCTTATGGAACCTTCTCTACAGGCATCAATATTAGGAGGTTACATAACGTTATTTTTGCTTCTCCATCTAAATCACGAGTACGTAATTTACAATCAATCGGACGAGTACTTCGGAAAGGAAAAGGAAAAGTAAAAGCAATGCTTTATGATATCGCTGATGACTGTACTCATAAGTCCCGTAAGAATTATACTTTAAATCATTTAATTGAACGTATTAAAACCTATAATGAAGAACAATTCAATTATGAAATTATTTCAATCAAGTTAAAAGGATAACCAACTATGGAGAATGATTTCTACGCTAGTTTAAAATTAATATCCGGTGAGGAAGTCTTCGCTAAAGTTGCTGCATGTGATGAAGATAATAGAACATTGTTGTTATTACATAACCCCGTATTAGTTAAACCAGTTAGGATGCCTGGTGCTAATTGTATTGCTGGATATAAAGTAGAACCTTGGTTAAAGACTAGTGATGAAGATATGATGGTTATGGATCTTAAAAATATTATGACTATGGTAGAGTGTAATGATGTAGAGATGATTACTATTCACCAGAAGTATGTTGAAGAATCCTCTCAAGACGGACATAGATCTAATATAGATAGAAAGATGGGCTACATATCTAGTGTCTCAGACGCTAAGAAGATGCTAGAACAACTCTATAAAAAAGATATTAGTAGCTAAAGCTATTCCTGAAACTTCCACAAAGTTATTCTACACATATTATTAGAGTTTGTCAAGTCCCTTAATATATGTTATAATATGAACAAGTGAGAGATAATACTTATGGCGATTACAACAATGCCTAGACGCAGGGCCAGATCCGAGCACTATGTAAACAACAAGGAGTTTCTTGCTGCTATTGTTGCATATAAGATGTCAGTTGCTGATGCAGCAGAACTTGGTAAAGATAAACCAAGGATAACGAATTATCTAGGAGAGTGTTTTTTAAAGATAGCAACACATCTATCTTATAAACCAAACTTCGTTAATTATATGTTCAAAGATGATATGGTATGTGATGGAATTGAAAACTGTGTTCAGTATATTAATAACTTTGATCCCGCTAAGTCTAGTAATCCGTTTGCTTATTTCACACAGATTATTCATTACGCATTTCTTAGACGGATTCAAAGGGAAAAGCGTCAACTTGAAGTCAAGAACAAGATTCTGGAACGTTCTGGATTCGAACAAGTAATGGTTGATGACAACACACTTGACGGTGGGAACTATTCAGACTATAATCAGATTAAGGATAATATCCACACCAAGTTGCGTTCTGGTTATCAATGAAGGTAGCGGTAATAACCGATCAGCATTTTGGTGCAAGAAAAAATTCAAAACTATTCCATGACTTCTTCAGAAAATTCTATGAAGAAGTCTTTTTCCCGTATCTGGATGCTAATGGCATCACCGTTTGTATTGATATGGGTGATACTTTCGATAACCGTACAGGTATTAATTACTCTGCACTCCGGTGGGCTAAAGACAACTATTTCGACTTACTACGAGATAGGAAAGTTAATCTTATCACTGTTGTGGGTAATCACACAGCATATTACAAAAATACTAATTCCGTTAACGCTTGCGAATTATTATTACGAGAGTATGATAATATCCGTGTTATCAGTGAATATGAGGAGTTGAAAGTTGGTGGATTAGATATAGCATTTATTCCATGGGTTAATCAGGAGAATGAAAATGACACATATAAGAAAATTAACAAATCTAAATGTTCCGTAGCAATGGGACATCTAGAACTCAATGGGTTCTTAGCAAATGCACACCACGTAATGGAGCATGGACAAGATAAAGGAATTTATAAAAAGTTTGAAAAGGTATACTCCGGTCATTATCATCATAGGAATGCTCAAGATAACATTTATTATCTGGGCAATCCATACGAAATCTATTGGAACGATTGTGGAGATGATAGGGGATTTCATATCTTCGATACTGAAACCCTAGAACATACTCCAGTTGATAACCCATTCAATATCTTTGAGAAGATATTCTTCAATAATAATGATTATCAAACCTTTGATGCGCGTCCTTATGAGGATAAGATAGTCAAGGTAATTGTACAGGACAAGGGTAAGGGAACTAAGTTTGATAAGTTTATAGACAAATTATATCAAGCAGGAGTTGCTGAATTAAAGACTGTCGATACTGTTGATTACGGTACAGGGTTTGTGACTTATGAAGATCAGGGGAAGGATTCTGAAGATACTCTTACTCTTTTGAGTAAATATATTGATGAGGTAGATTCTGATGTGGATAAATCCAAAGTGAAGAAACTATTACATAATGTGTATCAAGAGGCCTGTGAGGTCACGTGATGCATCTCCTTGCTGTTGCTGGTAGAGAAGACACTGGTGCATATGCTGTAGAGAATCGCTTTGGTCAAAAGGTGTTGTATCTCTTTGTAGAAGAGGATGATGCCGAGCGATATGCTATGATGTTAGAGGATCAGGGTTACCCAGAGATGCATGTTATCGAAGTTGATGACCATTCTGCAGTGGGTGTCTGTGAGACTAACGGGTATCGATACTCTATTATCACAAAAGATGACATTGTTATTCCTCCTGATGAACTAGATCATGATCTCATTTCAGAAGATTAGATGGAAGAACTTCTTAAGTACTGGTAACCAGTTTACAGAGGTTAATCTAACTGAACACAATACAAATATTATTGTCGGTACGAATGGTGCTGGTAAGTCGACCATCCTAGATGCGTTGACTTTTTCGTTGTTTAATAAACCATTTAGAAGGATTACTAAACCACAACTTATCAATACAACCAATGAAAGAGATGGTATGGTTGAGGTTGAGTTTACTGTAAGGAATAGACAGTATAAGGTAGTTCGTGGTTTGAAACCAAATAAGTTTGAGATATGGGTAGATGGGAAGATGCAAGATCAATTTGCATCAGCAACAGACCAGCAAAAGAATTTTGAACTGAATATCCTTAAACTTAACTACAAGTCATTCACTCAGATAGTAGTATTAGGTAGCAGTACATTTGTTCCCTTTATGCAGTTGACTGCTTCTAGTAGAAGGGAAGTCATAGAAGATTTATTAGACATTAAAATCTTTTCTGCTATGAGTGAAGTTATTAAAGCAAAACTTCGAACACAAAGAGATTCTGTTAGAACACTTGAATTAAAGAAGGAGAGTCTTCTTGATAAGGTTCAGATGCAAGAAGAGTTTATTAAAAAAATAGAGAGGACAGGTAATGATGATATCAAGGAAAAACAGAGTTCGATTAGGAAGATTGCAAATGAAGCTAAAGATTATATTGATAAGAATGAGGAGCTTTCCAAAGAACTTGAAACCCTTGATTCTCAACTTTTAGGGTTAAGTGATGTTACGAAATCATTACGAACCTTATCAGATTTACGTGGTAAGATAAAACAGAAAGTCAGTGCTGCTGGTACTGAATATGATTTCTTTAATGATAATGTATCATGCCCTACATGTACACAATCTCTTAAGGAAGATTTTCGTGTAAATAAAATTGCGGAGCTCAAAACTTTTGTACGTAAACTCCAAACAGGACTCGACGAACTAGAGTCCAAAATAAAAAATGAGGAGGACAGAGAGCTCCGCTTCACCAAATTAACTAAGGAGGTAACTTCCCTAACACATGGCATTTCTCAAAACAATACTCGCATTTCAGGGCTACAAAGACAGTCAC